TACAACATGAAAGTTCTCGACAAGGTTGGGGGCATGGCAGTGCATCCCGAATCTTTGTGGGGATGGGATCACGTTCCGTGGTCGAATCGGATCTATCGAGTATTCGGTGGAGCCGAACGCAACCAGGGTCTCGATGTGGTCGGGTCGGAGAATTTGATTTCTTTGCAAGATGTCCCCTCTCCTGTTTCGGCAGAGGAGCGAGACAAGAACAAGAATTTTAAATTCGGAACGGAACACACACATCTTGACCTGTGGGAGTTAGTGGATGGTTGGGAGAAGGAAACTTTGAAAACAAAACACTAGAGGTGACGCATGCCAGCAGGAGACAAGCAACCTAAGAGGTCGGCAATGGGTCGGCCCGACAAATCCTTGAAAGCAAAAACTCTGGAAAGTGAAAAGAAGTCTGCCGAGTACCTGGGAGGCAGGCCGCAGCCTGTGTCAGGTGCATTGTCTGCACATAAGGGAGACATCAAGCTCGATGATTTCCTGATCGACAAGAAGGAGACATCGGGGGCAAGCATCCTTGTGGCGGGGAAGGATCTCACTAAGATTACCCGCGAGGCTGATGGGGAGGGACGCTGTCCGGCCCTGCTGATCCAGATCGATAAGTTACCTATGACGGTGAGCAATGAGTGGGTGTTGCTGCCAATCGAAAAATTTGCAGAGGTATTCAAATGAGTATCAAGGATGTTATTGCGTGGCATGATGCCCAGCGTATCGAGGCGGCAGATCCTTCCAAGTTCAAACATCTGGTGAGTGCGGTCAAGTCATGGATGGGGGCGTGGCCCGCACAGAGTACATACACAGATCGGCTGAGAGCTTCTCAGCTGTTCTTCACCTGCCCGCGAGAGTTCGTCCTGAACTACTGGCAACCTACCGCGAACAGGGACTTCGACATGCGGAGCTACTTGTTCATGTCTACCGGCACGCACCTCCATCAATACGCACAAGATTATATTCTTGGCCCGATGGGGATCCTGTCCGGCACCTGGGTAAACAATGAGACGGGTGATGATGTGAAGGGATTCCATCCTAATCCCGAGGAGGCTATCGTCCAGATATCAAACCAAGAGCGGCTGACCTGGACTTACATCGAAGACCGATTCTTTGACGAGACATATCGAGTAGGAGGGCATATCGACGGGCAGGTTGATCTCAGCCGTATCGAGTGGCTGCATGAAAATCCACATTTAGCAAAGAAGGATCCTGTCAAGGCGATGACAGAATTGCAAAGCCTTCCGCTATGCGATGACAATCTAATCAATTTAGAGATAAAAACCTGCGGAAATTATGTGTTTGAAAATCTTATCGACTCAAACACCATCCCCGAGTATTATAGGATGCAGGCTGAGATCTATCAGCACATGACAGGCAAAGACAAAACAGTGTTCTGGTACATCAATCGGGACA